CTAGTATTTGTATATTATTAGATTTAAGCTGCGGTGTCAACCTCTGTCCATGTCGTGGTTGTGCCGGTATCTACTTCGTTCCAAACCAAAGTATTAGGTGCTTTTGTTGTAGCTGTCAAGGCTATTCCTGTCAAGGTTAATCTTGCATTTGCGGTAGTTTCTTCATCGCCTAGATTCATGGACATTTCGATGCCCGTTAAGGCAACATCCGGTGATGGATCTACGCTACCTAAAGCCATAGGTGCAGAGAAACTGCCTAAAGTTACAGTAGTTCCAGGATCACCCCAATTACCTTCACCCCAACCGTATCGGCTCCAGCCTTTATTTATTTCTGTAACGATAGTTTCTTCGCTTAAAGTCGCAGTCATTTCTTGACCAGTGACTGCTACATCTACAACTGTTACATTTTCTCCCCAACTGTAAGCGCCCCAAGTCGATCTGCCCCAGCCAGTATTAACTACGCCAGTAATTGTTGGAGTTCCTAAAGTAAAGGACATTCCTATACCTGTAGGAGCTGCTGCTTCGTTTGGACTACCCCAAACTTGAGAGCTCCAAGTTGATCTACTCCAACCATTCATTACTTCTGCTGTGATTGTTGGAGTTCCTAAAGTAATAGACATTCCAATTCCAGAAACGTCTACATCTACAACAGTTACGTTAGTATTCCAGCCGTAAGCTCCCCAAGTTGATCTTCCCCAACCTGTATTAATTTGTGTAGTAATTGTAGGAGATCCAACATCAAATGTAGCGGATAAACCAGTTGGCAATACGGTTCCATACGAACCCCAAAGATTAGAATTCCAAGTTGATCTGCCATAACCTTGATTAATTACACCAGTAATTGTTGGAGATCCTAAAGTAAATGTTGCAGATAATCCGGTTAAACTTCCAGAACCAGAATCTGTAACATCACCCCATTCTCCATTACCCCAATTAGTTGTACCCCAACCTTCCCTTAGAAATGCTGTTGCATCTCCTTCAGCTAAAGTTAAAGCTTGACCGGTTAGGGTTCCAGAGCTAGCATTATTCTGTTGACTCCAGAATCCACTTCCCCAATCTAAAGCACCCCAAACTGTAGTTTGAACATCCATAACGCCACCCATCGCGACTCCATGAATAAAACAAAGATCATAAAAATCAGAAGAGGTGTTAGGTGTAATTTCTACGTAACGAGTTGTGGCTGCGTTGAAAGTAGTTGTGTCTGTATAGGCAGCTTGATTAGACGCTCCATCTAAATAATAGGAAACGCCCGAAGTAATAATTTCAGTAGTATTTGGTGCTGTTGAAAAAACTAAAGGGTGACCGTCGTTGGAAGAATCGCTTTGAACAAAACGATATGTAAGTCCAGAGACAACGTCATAAGACATGTCTCTAGAAGCATCAAAATAAAAAGTATTACCAGTTCCACCGCCATAGCGGCTACCTGTGGCAACTGTAACTGTTATTGTTTTGTCGGCCATAGGAGGCTACCTCCCTTAGCCTGAGATTCTAAGTATAGCTGCTGTACTTGTTGCTGCTGGAAACTGAATTGTAAACGTACCTGCAGTAGCTGTTTTATCAGATCCAAAATCTAGAACCGCAACTGCTGCGTTAGTTGTTGCTGATGATGTATTATAAATTAATGCACCTCTAGCAGTTAACGTAACACCAGTAAAAGAAAGATCACTAAAATCCACTCTTGCAACGCCAGCACTTATTGATGTTGTAGTACCAACTAATGCACCGCCGCCCGCTGAATAATCCCCGCCTGCAGTCGCTTCGTTAGTGGAAGTGTATGCAGTTGTTGCGGAATTTAAAGTAGCGGAACTCGTATACAAAGATAATTTGAATTTGTCCCCACCAGATGATGCAAAGTTTTGGTCGCCTTCTAATAATTGTTTTTTAAAAGCATTTGCAATCGCTTGTGTAATGGCCATGGTTTTTTATCTCCTTATTGTTTTTGTAAACGAGGAGGTCCCATTTGGTACTCATCTCGTCTTCTTCTTCCCATTTGTTCTATAGAGAAGCCCTCAACTACTTGTTTATACTTTTGTTCGTATAATTGCAAGAGGTCTTGTGGCCCCTTTAAAAATCCGTAAGCCTCTACTAGGCATGCATACAATAAGCCGTTAGGAAAATTTAAACTTAAATATGTAGTCGTATTTGTAGCAGTTAAGGCAGCGGGTTTCAAGACATAATTTATTTGAATTGTATATTCAGCATCAGGGACTGGAGCAAAAACTAATGTGTCTTCATCCCAATAACTATAATATTTTGGGACTCCTGTCGCGTCCGTAGGATTATATTCTGACATAAAATTAGTATCCTTATATTCTAAAAACTCTCTATTATCTGCCGATGCTACCCCATCAGAATCAACGATTTGAGCTGATCTTACAACTAAACAGTCATCAGGAACATCAATATATCTTTGACTAGTTGCTAATTGAGCCGTTTTAAAGCTTCTATTACTATCTGAATCTACTTCCCTTAAAACTCTAAATTCTGCATTTTCAATAAAACCATTAATAATAGTATCACTTAAAACAGTAGAATCTACTTCTGTATAATCTCTAATCTTTTGAACTAATTCCGCGTATGTCATTATGTTATACTCACCGTTACATTGCCTAAACTTGTTAAAGCTTGTCTCCTGTTATTAGCAACATTGCCATCTTCAGGAACCATTCCAGAAGAACTAAAAGCAAAATCTCCTGGTAAAGTTAAATCTACTAATATCATACCACTACCTCCAGAACTAGACAATACTCCATTAACCATAGTAGGTTGTTGAAAATGCTGTGATCTTGCATGTTGCAAACTTTGAGGATCTGCAGCATGAGGTCTTGGATCTAATTGAGGTTGTTTAGGTTCATATTCAGAAATATGTACCCAAGCTCCCGTCCATTCTCGTACCATTTCGGTATAAGGAAAAGCTAATCCAGAACGATCTGAAATTGATAATGATTGTTTACCTGTTGCAAATTTTCCCATAATTAAATATTTGGATAGTAAGTTTTAGGAGTTATATAAGAACTCGATGGCGAACCATCTTCAACTAAAGCTCTGTTTAATTCATCTTCATATAATAATTTTAATTCTTGTGTTCTTGCTGGTGCATATTTTAAAGATAAGTAATAAGATAAACCTGCACACATAGCTGGAATAAAACGATAAACAACATCCGAATTATTTGTATAAGCGCCCGCGTCTTGAATTCTTTTAACGTAAAAATAATTTATTTTATTTCCATCTGCTGCCGCGCCAGGCACAGTATATAAAGTTATAGTAACTCTATCTAATAATCTTTGGACCCAATATTGAGAAGGTTGACCCGTAGAAGTTTTATTTGCTAGTGAAGCATAAGTAGATCTACTAATTTTTGTTAAAGGCGCATCAACACTAGTAGAAGTAATTCTATAAGAAGCTTCTAAAACATCATCCACTCCATACACTGCCGTAGCGTCCGAAGTACCATCCGATGTTGAACGATACATTGTGTAAGTAGCTTGACCATCAACTAACGTAATATTATTGTTTGCTATTTCCCAATAGTGCACACCTCTATTACCCCATTCTTGAAACATGATATTCAAAGAACGTCTGGCAGATTTTAAATAACCGCCAGGTAATTCAAAGATCCCTAATCTTTCAAAAGCTTCGTTAATGGTATCATCTATGTAAAACGTTCTATCAAACGTTGTTGTTCCAGAAGTAGCCATTTATTCTCCTTACGCTCCCGTAATAGTTAGTGTAACGCTTCCACTTGCTCCAGCTAAATTGTAAACAATTCCATTTTCACATAAAATACCTGAACCTGGAACGTAAACAGATAATCCTTCTGTTCCATATTTATAAGTAGCTTTTGCAGTGCCTGGAACCGACGCATCGGCTGAATTATACAAAATTAAAGTAGAAGCTGCGATACCATAACCTTGAATCGAAGTAATTCTAACTCTACCAGTTCTAGCAAGAGTATCTGCTCCAATTGTAGCTAGATTAAGGGTTGTTTGGTCACTTGTCATATTTTTTTCTCCTTAATAGTGAGCTCCCGAAGGAGCTCACATTATTTTATTATGCTAAATTATTATTTTGAGCATATGTTACAGTAAGATAACCAGTGCCATCTCCTGTATTCGTACTTGTTATAAGTAACTTAACATCAGTACTACCAACATCTG